TTGAGTAACTAACACTGCAGCCTCTATTAACTAGGAATTAGTAACAATACTCTAAAATTAGATATAATTATTATTAAAATAATAGAAAATTATGATAAAGGTAGATACAATTACTGAATTAGTAAATAAAATAGAAGGTTTTCAAACAAGATTAAAGGAGTTACATTGGAATACTGGCCCTATATCTATTCACAAACTTATTGATGAATTTCAAGATGAGTTAGGAGAATTTGAGGATGCTGTTGTAGAGAATGCTGTTCCTTTTGTTGGATTTTTTGAGGTAGGAACTCTCAATCCTGTATTACCAACAGAATCAGATTTTTCTGGTGTATTGGAGGGAATAAGAGGGTTAGTTATTTCATATAAAAGAGAAATAGGTGATAGTTTAATGTGGTCAGGATCAATTAATATAATTGATGATTTCCTATCCACAATAAACAGATTTATATATTTAGTTAAAATAGAAAAGAAACCATTATAATCAAATTATAAGGGGATTGATTTTTATTTTAGATTACACAATATAATATATAAAGATGAAATTATATAGAACTAAATTATTTACAATAGTCCATCATTACACTCCTTTAGAAAATTTACCGAATATCCTAAAAGAAGGATTAAACAATGAATCAAGAAATGGCAGTAGATCTTTATCAATCTCCTTTTTCCTACCTGATACGGATTTTATGAAAAAAGATCAGATACCATGGAAAGATGCTGTAAATAAAATAAATAAACGTATAGAGAGGAATAAACGAGTCAACCAACTGATTGAGTCCTATAATGAAGAGGCTCATAAGTACAATGAAAAGGTAGAGGATGAAGTTATAAAGCTTATAAAGGATAAATGTGGAGAAAATGTTGATTATATAGATATTTTATATGGAAAAATTCCTATAGAAACAGAACGGGTAAAGGAAGGTTTTTATCTCGATTCTGACGGACTAGTGAATGATGTAGAAAGAATAAAGATTAAAGGGGATAATAATATAAAGTATAAAAAACTAAAAGATTATAGATACCCTGATATAGTTGGATTGTACAAAGACAGTAGATATCCACTACATTATCAACAGCTTTCTCTAATAGATGGAGAAGGTGGATTTGCACAAGATCCACATAAGTGTTTAATCAGACTAGTGTGTGATGTTTCTGAGGAAGGCAGAAAACCAGAGATGTTGTATAATAATTTAGAGTGGAGAATCTCTGATTGGAATAAAGTAATAACAGTACCGCCTGAGAAAATAAAAGTTCAAATACCTTTTGCTGCTGTTACTAAAGATAATTTCAATACATATTTAAATACAATCAAGAAAATACCTAAAGAAAAATTGGATGCTAGTGATACTTATACTAGAAGAATAGCAAAGTTAATGGGAATCGATTTAAAGAAACCCACAGTACAGTCTACACAACCTACTACGAAAGAAGACTTTGTTAAAGAAGCTATTAATGAGCAAAAGATTGTAGAAGAAAAAATATTCAAATCCAAAACGGAAAAAGCGGAATCTCATGGTAATAACGATAAAATTGATAGTAACAACAAAAAAGTAGTTAGAGATACTATTGATATAACTCCACAAAAAGGTAATAATATTAAGGAACCAGTAATTAATTCTAAATTAAAACTAAATAATTTAGCAAAAGTCGGTTTAATTACGGCAGGAATTACTGGACTAGGTTTAGGAAGTTATTATTTATATAAAAATAGAAAAAGAAACAAAAATAAAAAATAATAATCCACAATAAACAAATTTATTTATCTTGTTAAAATAGAAAATAGATAAATAAAATGATTTAATAAAATAAAATTATGGGAACAAGATTTAATTTGATGGACTTTATGATGTCTGGTAATTCAAACATTATCAGCACGAATGGAAATAATATACCGCAAATCAACGTAAAAAGAAGTGGTGAACGTCAAAAAACATTCACGACTGGTGTTGAAGATGGAAGTAATGAAGGTAATAATGTAAATAGAAACGAACAATTTAACCCGCTAAGAAGCAACGAGTAAAATGGCAAGTACATTCACATTAAAGAGAAAAATTTATACAGAATACGATTATCGAAATGATATAGCTACCGTGGGTTTTCAAGAAGGTTTTAATTATGCTTATGAAAGATTATTCTCTGTATACTCACGAATAGCTGAGGGTGTTAGTAAAAAATTCCCAACATCATCTGTATTTGATCATGGTGATGTTAAAAGAATTTTAAGAGGTAAATCTGAAAATATATTTGGTACAAAATATAGTCAGGATCAGATAAACCACGTTAATAGTGAATTTAATAGATTAAATGGTGGTGGAAAGCCTACCAGCTCATTAAAAGTTCACTCAGGTCAACCTCAATTACAACAAAGAGCAGCTTCGTTCATTGGAAAGGGATATCTGTATTAGAAAAATATTTATAATATGGCAGAGAATACAAATTTTATAAATCAATCAGACCCTACAATTCCTTTTGACCCCAATGCTGTAACCCTTGAAACCCAATATAAAAAATTATCAGATAAAGAGAAATTACAAATAGCCTGTAAGTTATTAGGTATGAATCATATACCTGTAACAATGGAACAATTTTTATTCGATGAGTTTTATTTAGGGGCGGATACAATAACAAATCACGGGAAACAAATATTCTCTTATTGGCTAGATAAATTCAAAATTATTTTTCCAAATCCTGTTATAACCCGTACTCCATTTATTTCTTTTTCAGGGGCTATTGGTACAGGTAAATCATATCAATCAAAAATGATTGGGTTATATCATTTTCATAGGTTGGATTGTTGTCAAAATGTGTTTCATAGCGTTGGATTAGCAGGAGGTACTAAATTAGCTTTTGGTTTCTTTCATGCTAGCTCTGAAACCGCTTATAGGGATTTTGTTCAGTTTTATAAGTTTGTATTTGATACAAGTCCTTATTTTAGACAACTCTATAACAAACCTCCTATAAGAATGATTGCATCCGGACCTAAGTCAGTTGGTTCTGTTATTGGTACTCAGTTGATATATTGTGTATTATCAGAGCTTGGATTTTGGAGGGTACAAGATGCAAAGGAGAAAATGGATGAGGTTCTGACTCGTTATGAATCTCGTTTCAAAAATAAACGATTTAATTTTGGTGGAGTTATTGCAGACTCCAGTGCAAAGGATGCAGATCACGGTGCAAGTCAAAGGTTTGAAGAAATAATACCTCAAAAAGAGTTATTTTGCATTCACCCAAATCAATGGGAAGTTAGACCAGAACTTTATGCTGAAAGTGAGGGAAAGACGTTTGACTTCTTTATAGGGGATTCCAAACAAGTACCTAGATGTATGGGCCCTGGAGAAGATCCAATAAAATCTGGTATAGACCTGGATAGAATAATAAAAGTTCCTATATCAGCTAAACATCACTTTTTAGCAAATCCAGTTAGAAGTTTACAAGATTTGGCTGGTATACCTTATTCAGGAGCATCATTATTCTTTAACGGTGATTTGAGTCATTTAATAAATTGTAGTAAGATTCGAAATTATGCACCTGAGGAAATAGTAGTAGATTTCTATGATAAATCCGATACTATAATGGATCACGTAAAACAAATGCTTTACAAGGTTCCTAAGAGGACTAACCTATTTGTCCATTATGATATTGGTTTACAGAAGGATAAAACAGGAGTTTGTTTATGCTACTATTCCGGGGAAGTTTCAGATCCAACAGGGACTACACAATACCCAACTTTCAAAATTCCACTATTATTTGTTGTTTCTAGAAAGAAAGGACAATCAACTTCACTAGACCATTTATACCAGTTCTTAAAGGATTTGATAAATGAGGGTTATTATATTACCTTCAGTGCTGACTCCTTTGCTTCAGCTGGTATATTTCAATCGTGTGAAAGAGATGGTATAGAGTACAAGGCAATTTCTATAGATAAAACCATGGATGCCGGTGTAGCTTTTAAAAATATAGTCAATACAGAGAGGATCGAACTACCTTATCATAACATTCTATTAAGGGAGTGTTCTGAAATAAGAATAGTTACGAATGGAAAATCAAATTCACATATTAAACTAGATCACCCACTTGTATCTAGTTGTACAGAATTTGATTATAAGGATGTATCTGGAGAACAGCCTGGTACAAAAGACTTGTTCGATGCTACTTGTGGAGCTGTATTTTCTTGCTTACAAAAATATTCAGAATATTTGGAAGGTGGTGTAGGTGGTAATTTTGAAAAAGCAAAAGAAGCATTGGATAAAGTAACTCACAGTGCATTTGAGGATACGCAAAAAAGGTTCCAATCAATGGTAGAAAATATATTTTAAATAAAAAAAGAGGAGAATTAAATCTCCTCTTTTTTCTTCTTATTTCTATATCTATTATATACTAATGCACCTGTTCCTAATCCTATTGCTACTGGAGCTATTTTTCTACCAATTAAATTAATCCTATCGGCCTTCTTAGTAGTCTTTTCTGAAAGCTCATGAAGCGCTTTATCAGTTTTTTTATCCCACTCTTCTCCTGCCTGTACTATCTTATTATTCCAGTGTTTCTTGCTCACCTCATCTACAAGTGATTTGTATTTACTAGACAATTCTTCATATTCTTTTTCATTGTAAACATTAAGTCCTTCTAGTTCAGCTAATCTCTCTTTATATTTTTTGTAGTTTGCTGTTTGAAAACCATATTCATCGAATGGTTTTAACTCTTTTAGTAACTCCTTTTTCTTTCTAAGAAATTCTTCCTGCTCTTCACGTGAATTTCTTCCGTAATTATACGCTGCTTGTCCAGCATCTCTTACTTTTTTATCATCAATGTCCCGAAGCTGTTTTAATTTATTTACTTCTTCCTCTCTCTCTTTATTCAGTTCTTCCCAAAGATTGTTACTTTTCTTATTATGGTTATCCCATAATTTTCGCTCAAATGGACGTAGAGCCGCTCCTATTGCTACTCTACTACCTATTCCAGCACCTGCAGCTGCAAGACCACCTGCTAAGGCAGGATTCATGCCTTTCTTCTTTTCCTCTTGAGGAGAGGAATCTGGAGTATTGATCGGTGTATTGAAATATTTACTTTTTAATATTATCATCATTATTATTGTTTTTACTATTATTATTTTTACCTTTTAATATTTTATTACCTGCTAGTATTGATCCAGTAATGATAGGTATGGTGATAAGAGCCGTTTTTGTTGGATTATTTTTACACCATTTTTTGACTTTATCTCCAAATTTAATTATTTTTTCAAAGAGACCTTGACTTTCTTTAGAAGTACCCGTAGTATTGTGGTTATGGTTAATAGGATCAGAATGACTATTACCTGGGATATTATCTATATTCTCAATAATTTTTCCTCCATTCTTCCGGAATAAATTTATAAGTAATCTAGTATATTGATCTCCAGTATCAAAGTAAGCCAATGGAACATTTTTAAGAGATTCTATGTAGGTACTTACGTTATTCTTATTTACTGCACCGAAAGGAATTCGTATTTTAAACATTTCCTTTGTTAACCTCTCATTCCTAGGTACATAAATTCTAGACTCTTTTAAATCCCATTTTCCTGCCTTTGGTCCGTATGCTGCCATCTCTTTGGAATCATACCAAGAATCTATTATTTCACCGAAAGTAAGGTTGCTTTTATTCGAGTAATATTCTATTGGAATAACTATTTTTAACGGGGCAAATAAATGCTCATTATTTTGCCCCATATCATCTTGAAGTGCTTTAACTAGATTGTCCATATTACAAAAAGCTACATATTCCCTAAGTTTCTTATTCTTTTTTAATTCTTCTAGAAGATTTAAAGCATTGCTACTTACAGCTTTACCTTTTTGGTGTTCAGAGATAGTATTTTGAAGACCAGCTATTTTACATTTACTTATTATAGGGGGTTTCCTGGCATCAATTGGCTTACCTACATTAGACTGCAACGTATCTATAAAATCTTCTTCTAAGAAACTTGTTAATTCAGTTAAATTTATGTCTTTTAAAATATCATCTTTCTCTAAGTAACCACATATACTACCTCCTATAAACCCTTCTCGCAACAGTTTAAGTACCTCTGTTGCATTAGTATAGTGAATAAAATTAGTATTTTTTAAAGACTTTACTCTATCTAGATGTACTCCAAACAGTTTCGTTCTAAGTAATATCATGATTATGATTATTTTTATCCTATTTTATACTCTATATAAGGGTGTACGTACAATTTCTTTCTGTTTTTTTCTCTATTTCTCTTATAGGTGATGAAAGTATAATAATTTATTTAATATACATTTATTAAATCAACAATAAAAATGTATACAAAACCACAGAGACTTATCTCGAAAATAGAAAATTTAGGTAATTATGTCGAGGGTTATGATATATATAATTCAAAATTTTTATCAATGATCCTGGACCCTAAACTAGAAAGAATAAATTATACGATTCAAACTAGTGAATATAGACCTGACCTCGTAGCCAAAAGGTTTTATGGGGATGAAAGTTATATGGGATTGGTTATAGTTCAAAGTAGAAAAACTTTAAATGAGTTTAAAGAAGGTTTAACTATTTCACTTATACCAAAAAATAAACTAGATGAATTGTTAAGAAATGTAGTAAATTAAAGTAAAGTAATAAAAAATGATTAGTATAAGGGAGAAAATTTATTCCAAAGCATTTGAGGATGGTGTAAATTATGCTATTCAGAAAATGTTCAATGAGGAAGAAGAGGATAAGAAGAAAAAAAAAGGAGTAGGTGCCTATATAGGAGCAGGCTTGACTGGAGCGGTCGCAGGTAAGGTTGGGGGCAGTTTAGTAGGTGATCATATAATTAAAAAAAAATACATTCCAGACCCCTATCAGTTAGGAGTTGATATAGCTAAAGGATTGAGTAAGGACGGAATAGGTACTACGCAAACTGACATTTTCAATGCCACAATAAACCCAGGCAAAACACTAAAAGAACATGGAAGTAAACTTAGTGAAGATACTAAAAGACATTTAGAAACTATGGAAAAAGCTGTGAAATTAGGCAAAAGATCTAGTAGAATAGGTGCATTAGTAGGAACAGGGGTAGGAACTGGAGCAGTTGCATTGTATAGACATATGAAAAATAAGAAACAAGATAATTAAAATTAAAATTAAAATGTACGTAAGAAGAAAAGTATTCTCATTAGGGGAAGGTAATATTGATTATGATTACAATATTTATCAAAAATTATATTCAGAAGCATTTGAAGACGGAGTAAACTATGCTATTGAAAAGATGTTTGCTGATTTCGACATGGCGCAGTTTAATGAACTTCACAAAGATGAGCAGGAAGGTTTTAAAAAGGCACTTGAGTCTGGAATGACTAAAGAGCAAGCGTGGGAAAAAGTAGCAAATGATAGAATTAATTTTGCTAAAGGCAGCGGAGACGAAGAAACCGCAAAAAGAATTAAAGAAGCCTACGAAAAGCATAAAGCAAGCGGGGCAAAGAAAGATGGTATGTTCAAGAAAGCCCTAGGTTACGTAAAGGAGCACCCTGTTAAGTCGGGTCTTGGTGCCGCTGCTACTGCTGGACTTGCTTACGGTGGTTATAAATTTGCTACGAGAAATAAAAAGGATAGATAAAAAAAGCAATAAAAGCTGAAAATTTATTATAAAAGAAGGGATAAAACCCTTCTTTTTTTTTCATTAACCTTATCTACGTATAATATTAATAATTAAAAAATTATGATAATTAAGTTACAAAGGGAATATAGTCAAGATAAGGAAGTAAAAGAGGATAACACATTAAGGAATGCACTTATCGGAACAACTATTGCAGGTGCAGGAACTGGTATTACCGGGCATCTACATTTGCTGGATTTAATGCAGGATATTGGACTATGCGATATTTAGATAAGAGGAAAGAGAATAAAAATAAAGAGAAGGATTAATCCTTCTCTTTCTTATTTCCTTTCTGTGATTCTAAGTATTCTTTTCTTAATCTTATTGCTTCCTTCGCATTCTTTTTACTAGAATAGTAAGCTGTAGGAAGTCCCCATATAAGTGGCACCCCTGTTCCTGAGTGAACTAGTACGCCTGTAACTAAAGAATCTCTTTTAGCTCTTTTGAGTATATCCTCATCACTATCTCCTCTAAGTATTCCCTGACGGACTCCTCTTCTTCCTGCATAATAACCAGAAATACCACCACCACCTATTCCTAGCAGCGATAACATCTGTCCTTCGTCGTTTTTAGTATAATCACTAAGTTTTTTCAACTTTGGATCTACTTGTTCTTCATTTATAGGGTGGAAAATATCATCCAGATATCCCCCTTTTAGCTCAGCAAACATTTTCTCGATAGCATAATCTACACCATCTTCAAATGCTTTTGAATATATTTTTTCTTTTATTATACTACTACTCATATTTCCTCCTTTCAGTCGGAAATGGTCCGTTCGCTTCGCTCACCCCCCATCCTCCTTTTTGTCAGAGATTGTCCGTTCGCTTCGCTCACTACCAATCCTCCTTTTTATTAGGTATTGTTTGCTCACTTCGTTCACTACCAATCCTCCTTTTGTCAGATGTGATCCGTTCGCTTCACTTACTCCCAACTTCCTTCTTTTAATTTTAATTTTTATTTTTGATCTGGTTTTTGCATACCCTTGTATAATCCGTAGCCAAGTCCTGTAACTCCTAAACCTGCACCTACACCTGAGACTATTTTCATACGTTTGTTACTCTCGTTTAGATCTGCCTGGCTTTTTTCTATATCTTTGTTATATTTATCTTTTAATTTATTAAGCTCTCTGGTTTGATCCTCCAAATCGATTTCTCCTCTTCGAGCCTTTTCCTTTAGTTCTTCAAGTTCTTGAGTAAGTTGTAAATTGTTTTTACTTCCCTTCTCAATTTCTTCTTCTAATTTTTTATTGAGGTTGGCAATATTCCTCTCTAAATAAGAATTATGTGAATTTGCATGTGAGAGATCCGATTCTAACTTCCGGTTACTCCACCCTGCTTTTTCATTATTAAGTTTAGTAACATCTAGCGATTCAACACCTACTTGTTTTCCGTATTTATATACCGGTGAAGTAGTTCTACTTCCTTTTAAGGTATTGTTGAGATACTCTATTCTTTTCTTTAATTGTTTCATTTCAGCTAAATTTCCATTTTTCTCCCTCCTAGGATCAGTAATTTTAGCGTTATGTGACCAATTTTCAAGTTCTTCAAGTCTTTTATTTTTTACTTCTAGTTCATTCTCTGTATTTCTTATTTTTTTCCTATATTCAGAATTTCCTAAAAGTTGTGCATCTATTCTTCTTGATCGATCTTGGTCTAGTAGTATCTTTTTTAATACTGGATCTTTTTCTAAATTAAGTTCTCCACCTAAATCTCTATATGCATTTTTATAGCTAGGGCTGAGATTATTGATAATCTCATTCTTCCATCTTTCAAATCGTCTTTTTCCAGCGCCTGAACGAAATTCAGCTTTCAGCTGCCCGGTTACGCTATCAAAGAAACTGAATAATTTTGTTCTATATAGTATCATGACTTCGTATTTAAATTATTTTCTTTTTTATTTTTAAAGTGCTTGTATAATCCATACCCTCCAGCACCTACTGCACCGACTCCAGTAGTAATCATTCCAGCTCTTGTTAAGTTTCTTCGTTTAATAAATGAAGATAATTCATTACTTGATTTATCTATGAAATTCTGTAAAAATTTTTTAGATTCTTCATCTTTTAATTGAAGAGCTTTTAGTTTATCAATGTTCTCTTTTGCTGTGGAGATTTTATACATATTCTCTGGTTTATAAGACCTATTAAATGCATCACGCAAAGATTCTTGATCACTTTCTAGAATATTGTGTCGTCTCTGTAGTTTATTATATAAACTATTTGGTTGAGTAGTCTCCAGTATCTTCTTTATAACTTCCTCCTCCTTTTCAGGATCAAGCTTTAATTCTTTTACGACTTTGATTACTTCTTCATCAGATACTTCTTTTCCGTCAGAAAGTTTATCCCATAAAGTATTTATTTTTTCACCCCCTTTTTCACCTCCTAGTGGATTAAAAAAGAAACTTCTATATTTACTAAAAGCATTAAGTCTAGCATCCCTATCTTTACCAATTATTTCATCGAAGTCTAAATCAACGCCATTTACATTACTATTAAGTAAAGCCACCTTTTCTTTTCTATTTTTCCCTATACCATATTTCCACCAATCACTGATGAAATTATATTGTTTTTGTTTTAATGTAACTATCATTTTCTTTTAATTAATTTTTTCAATTTATTTACTACCCAACTACCTGTTTTAGCGCTAACTAATTCCAATCCAATAATAGATAGGTTATTAAAGAAATAAGAACCAGCAGCTGAGAGTAACATCTTTCTAAATACCTTTAAGTCATCCTCTGTAGCCCCGGCCTCTTTTAATAACTCTAATCCACGTTTACTAGCCGCCAATTCTCGAATCATTAATAATATTGCATCTATACTTGAATACATAATCAATCCATTCTTTAGTCTACCAGGACCGTTTGAGATTCCCTGAACAACACCTGTAATTCCACCTAATATTGGGGCAGTTATTAATCCATTTAAATCGTCCATGTCTGATATATGAGGTGGATATTTGTGGGTGAACTTTATGAATTTATTCTTATCTTTATTTTCTTCTATCTCATAATATTCAGTATGTCCAATTTCATGTGACATAGTAGCAGGGTCAAAAAGTCTAGGATCATAAACAATACACGGCCTAGTAAGATCTGCATGACTAATCAGATATAGAGATGCTTTAAATTCTGGATTTGTTTCTGCTTCTTTTTCTACTTTTTCTCTAAAATCTTTATTAGTCTCCATTTTCTTTATAAAATTTTCAAAGAAGTCCATAGAAATAGCAGCTGCATTACAATAGTCTGGAGCTTCTATTATATTATTTTCTCCATTTTTCTTTTTAAAACTTTCTACTAACTTATTTTTGAGTCTACTTATCTCTTTATTATCTTTGTCCTCTGAAATATTCCTTGCAGTTTTCATATAGTCTATTCCTGTAACAACCGATCCAGCAAGTCCTCCAAGAGCCAAACCAGTACCAATAATAGCCTCTTTACTTACATAATATTTAGTTTTATATAAAATCATTATTATCTACTATTTAATAATTTACTATAAACAAGATTTTTGTAAGAAAAAAAAAACAAGAATCTAACCAATTTTTTTATTGATTAGTTCTTGTTTTATTATTTAAAATAATAACTTTTCGCTAAGTTTTTCTGTTAAATCTAATGGGTAATAAACTCCATTGGGACAATCAAATCTACCATTAGAATCTATACTAATTTTTGTTTCAGTTTTATCCTCAGGGTTCGTAAAAGTTAAGTAAAAACCCTCTAATTTTCTTTCTTTTATTTGACACCTAATTTTTGTTATAAGATCGTCATTATTAGTCTCTATTAAAAGAGTATTATCCGGATTATAAACTTTTACATATATCTCTTCTACCGGGATATTTAAATCTAATTCAAATGGATTTTTTCCAACTAAACTTCCTTCCATTTTTTGTAGGAAACTTGATACCTCACTTACTCCCTCACCAGAAGGGTAAATAAAATCCGTAGTGAGGAAAAACTCATCAGTTTCATCCTCTACCTCAATCATTTCATTGAAGCCTTTAAAATTAACTTCTTCAATACTATCATCATCTGAGCCTTCTTTACTAGAATAAAAAGCTTCATTAGTGAAATATACTTTACCATCCTTCTTTTGTATAAATTTACCAGAGAGGATATGTTTTTTGAATACAGTTTTACTATCAAGGCTAAAGAAGATAGTTTCACCGGTATTAATTGACCTAGAAACAGCCTTTTTATATTTGGTATAGTTATTGACTGTTTTTATCGTGTCTCTAAACAGATGGAATCTATATTCATCGTTATCAGACTTCTTAACTACTTCTCCTTTATATTTGATAATATAGGAGAATGTCTTTTCTTCTAAGTCAATTATAGAAGACGTATCCTCATCTTTGTATTCGAGATGAAGTGATCCGTTAGTGTTTAATGAGATATCCCAATTTTTTAATAACTCATTTCCGTCTTCCTCAAGAATCTCGTGGATATTATTCTTAAAAATATAATCATCCATCCCAGAAACCCACAACTCCATTATACGGTCTTCTGGAGTTTGTTTTTTATTCTCAACTTTTTCTGTCATTTTTTCTTTGTTTTAAAATTATTTATTTGTAAGAATTTCAAGGAAACCCTCTTTTTACTAAACTTTAGTTATTATTTCTACAATTTTCTTAAATAAAGTATATAATTTAATATAAATCACATAGTTTAATATGGATGTAAGAGTTAGATGCTGTAGTTTAACAAAAAATGCAGCAGATGGTAGTTTAATTGGTGAAACAGTTGTAAAGAACTATCTTGAATCTAAAGAATATAAGCTATCCATTGACGGTAAATTGACTATGGGTTATTTGACTCATAGGGGCCGTTCTATGGAAACTATGCCTAGCTCTATCGGAAATACAGCTACATTAAAGAAAGTAGTTGGTAGGGATGATGCTGGGTTATGTGTAGCAGATGGGGTTCCGACATTTACTCATTATGTAAAGGAGTTTTACATTGAGAATGTGCCTGGTGAAGGACCTTGGCTCTGTGCTTTAGTACATATTTTAGATGAGGATGGATTCGATGATATAGCAGCTGCAAATATAAAAAGATTAAAGGCACTTATTAGATCAGGTATTAAATTAACATGTTCCCTTGTTGTTGTAGCTTATTGGGATTCACAATCGAGTGGTGTGGATATTTGCCGTCAAATCAAGAACATAAAATCTCTTGACTGGACTGTAAATCCTTCATTTGGTCCTTTGGCTAGAATTACGGAGGTATATGATGATAATAAGCCTGAATCAAATAACTATTCCGGTGATGAAGAGTATGATTACCTAGTTCGTGAATTCTCTGAAATAGAGAAGGATGAGGTATTTACTAAGAGTCAGCCTAAGAATGGTGAGTTGAAAGTAAAGGAGTTTTCTGACCTAAATCAATTTGGTTTGGGAGATGCAGCAAAGACTTCGAAGGTTAATGGTGTATTTACTAAGTTGAAAGTTAAGGAGTTTTCTTCTGTAGGTGTAATTGAAATTCTTCCGGATGAAATTGAAGTTAAACCCGTAGAATCTGGTGTAAAAGAGAAGACATTTTCTGTAACTGCTGTTAAAGAAAGAGTTAAAGAAGCTAAATTATCTCCAAGAGAGCGTTTTAGAAGATTAATTCTTGATTATAAGCAAGTTGTAAAGGCTAGTGGTGGAGTTGAAAAGATTGATGATGCTACGTTGAAAGTTATGAAGTCTCTGTTTGCTTCAGATGTTTTAGGTATAATGCAAGTAGTAACTCCAATGGTTCTTGAGGGAAAGAATTTAGTTACTTTGTTGAATGCAGGTGCTCTTGGTGTAGAGGTTAGAAAGGCAAGTCAGGCTATGTTTATCCCATATAAACAAGCATTGGCCGAGGCTGAAAAGTTGGGTTATGTAAGTAAAAATAAGTACCAGGCTATTCAGACAGCTTATACAACTTTTATTAAAGCATTGCAGAATTTCGTATTTGGTACATCTAGTACAGCAGTTATAGAGGACGTTAAAGAGGAGGAGGTTAAATAATGGCTAGATTAAAATTATTTTCAGAAAATCCAGTTCGTCGTAAATTATTCTCAGAAGAAGTTACGCTAAGGACAGTGGTTTGTGAGGATTGTGGATTTGAATTAAAGACTGCACAATCAGCCTCTAGTATTCTTTGCCCAAAATGTGGTGGAACTAGATTTAATATCAAATGGGAAACAGAGCACGAACCATATAAGAAAGAAGTAATAAAAGAAGAAAATCCCCTAACAGAGGATCGAATCTTAGATAAAAATAGGAGATCGTTATTTTTGAATGAAGAAGATGCAGAGGAAGAATTCCAAAGATCATTCTCAGCTCCAGATAATGAATACGAAAAGAATTTAAGTGTTTATTCTGGAAAGAGAGTAAATGCAGATTCTTCAGTTAAGTTATTTGGTATTCCTGCAGATGAAATGGAAGAAAGAGGTTTTGGTAGAGTAGAAGGAAAAGAACTTGCTATTTCACCTAATGCTTACCTTCAATCTCGTCTATTTTCAAAGCTTATTGTATCTGTAACAAAAGTAATGGATTTGGATCCTAAAGTTACTTGTTGTGGTACGGAATTAGGTGGTCCATCATTGGAAGATAAGGAGAGAATTATAGAATCTTTGTCTAAAAATGGTAGTATTTCACCTAAAGGTATCATAATTATCAAGAAAGCTCACGGAATTGTACCTATTTCGCAACAAGATTCTGATATAGTGAGAGAAGACTGTGATGATTGGTGTAAAGATTCCGGAATTCTAAATGATTTGAAGTTAGAATTTGGTGGATCTTCTCAGGAATTACCAACATTTGAAAGTACTCTTAATGAAAGATACCCCGATGCCCCAAGTAATATTTTAGATTTACTTAAGAAACACGGAGTAATCACATTGACTGGAAGTAATAAAGTAAATATACTATAATTATAAATAAAATTTAGAATGCATAATACTAGATTTATGAGTCGCCTTTTTGCTGCTACAGAGGAAGGTGATGAAGAGTTAACAGGCCAAGTAGCAAAAGATATTGAAGATGCTAAAGAAAATGGCGTTGTTGACACTGATGAAGTTAGGTATGAAGACGAAGGCAATGGCTGTGTGTCGATTACAGATAAAGGAAATGGAGAAGTTACGTTAGCCGAAATGGGAGAAGACGGAATCTACGATCTCTGTCCTGCAAGTTCAGCTGAATTAGAGGGGTATATCCATCCGGGATACGATGGTGTAACTCCGGGCGTTATGAACGGTGGAGTAGAGGAAAGTGTAGATGCTCATATGGATGGAACATCTGTTATAGCCCCGAATCAAGCAGACGGTGGACTTAACTTTGAAGCCGGTCATGAAAGACTAGTAGAAGATTTAGCTAATGAGAGAGAATTCAGCGTATCTACGGACAATTACGTAGTACAAAAGATTTTCTCAGACCAAGAATTTTGTGAACGTATTTTTGCTGAAGTAATTGAATCAGAAGATACAGCAAAAGTAGGTGATCTTAAGGTTGAAAAGGATCCTGATGATGATAATGCAGTGATTGTTACAAGTGAATCTACGGGAGACCAAGCAAAAGTAGTATTAGATGATGATGAAATGGAAGTAACAGAGTTGGATACAAAAGAGTTGAGTTACCATGACGAAGACCTCGAGGATCTTTACCGTTATTACTCCGAGTGTTTAGATGGAGAGTGTGAAGATGAGGAATGTTGTGATGATGAAGAAGGTAACAATTTCAACGATGACGATATCGATGACTCTCAGCAATTTGATCAACTTCACGTAGTTGGTGTAGATCCAGAAAACCACGTATTAGTAGATGCTCCGGAATATGATCCGGAATCAGCTCAGGAACTTGCAGAAGATCTTGCAGAAAGAGGTGTAGCTAATGTTCAAATCTTCGATGATGAAGATGATGCTAGAGATTATGCTATGGATTTGATGGCTAACCTTGGTGCAGAAAGTGAGGATGATATTGAGGAACCAGAACAAGCTGAGTTCTCAGATCATACTATCTATTTGACTAAGTTCTATTCAAATCACACTGATTTCATGACTAAATTGTACTCTGATACGTCTAATGGTGATTTAGATACACAAAAGGACGTAGAACGTGCAATAGAAAAAGGCGAAGAAATCGAAACTGATGATGAAATTATTACACCAGTAGACGATGAAACCGCCATAATTGAGGATAAAAATAACGGCGAATTCACAAAGGCTGTCCTTGATGATGATACAGTAGATCTTGATCCAATTTCAGAAGATGAAGCTGAGGATTTGAAGAAAGATATTGTAACAGAGGACGATTTGGAAGAAGCTGAAAAAGAATATTCTGAGTACGAGGAAGATTATTATGATTATGAGCCTCAAGTTTATTCAGACGAAGCTGGTGAAAAATTCTTCTCAGAAGATGAAGCTATGTCGGATTATATGATCAGATTATTCTCTGATGATGTAGATGGTGATGAAAATGATATTCAAGACGCTATTGAAAGTGGAGAACAAGTAGAAACTGATGATGTAGTTATAACTCCTGTAGATGATGAAACAGCAGTCGTAGAGGATAAAGAATCAGGTGAATTTACAAAAGCAACTACAGACGGTGAGAAATTAGACTTATCTCCGATTTCAGAAGATGAGGCAGAAGATTTAATGGAAGATTTAGGAGTAGAAGATGAAAAAGAATATTCAGATTACGATGATGATCGATATTATTCTGATAATGAGGAAGAAGTTTATATTGAATCTTATCCGTACAGATCTGAATTAGGTTATGGTTATGCTTCGACAGGTGATCCTATTATGGATAAATTCTTTGCTGAAGTTACACAACCAGGTATGATGCAAAATCCACAAGCCCAAATGCAAATGGCACAACAGGGAGGTGGAATGGCACCACAACAAGCTACTCAATGGGCACCAGGTCCTAATGGTGGACAAATTCAAGTAGATGCTCAAGGAAATCCCGTAGAATTTGATGAACAAGGAAACCCGATCGAATATGACGAAAACGGTAATCCTATGAATGCTCCTGTTGAACAAGGTCCTAGTCTTGAGACTATTGAGGACAAAGCAATAGCAGCAGTACAATCAATTCAAGCAGCTGCATCAGAGGCAGAAGCTACTATTATGAATGCAAAAGCAGCTCCTGTACAACAAGCAGAACCTGATCTTCAAGAAGCTCAATTCTCATATAATGATTATGATGAAGATGCAGATGAACGTTATTTCACGGACGTAGATTATGAAGATGTTCCTGAAAATGGTTCTAACGTATTAGTATCATGGCTTAACCAAAGTACACAAAATTTTAGATAATAAAAAGGAATTAATATAATGGAAAATCAATATTTAGAGTTTATGAGAACTCCCCAGATGCTTGAAGCATTGGCAGGTAGTTCTGTTTCTATGGAAGATGCTTTGAGTCGTTCCAAGGAATATGCTAAAATGTTCAGCAGAAATGAAGATATGATGAACAACATTTTTGGTATGGGTCAAAATAGCAACCTTTTGCAAAAAACCTTCTCTGGTTATGCAGAAACTCCGTTGCTTAGCACTCAATACTTCAATGCTTCTGTAGCATCTTATGTATCTTCATTTGCAGGTTATATGTCAATTGAACGTGACTTTGAACAACCTAACGGTTTGTTCTACTGGTTCGACGTTCTTGGTATTACTGACCTTCGTACAGTAGTTCCGAACTTGGGACCTGACTCATATCAGGATATCAACACTACTGGTTCATTCAGTACTTCATTCACAGTAACAAACAATCCTTCTTATACCACTATTACAGGTAGAAAGATCGTTCCTGGTACTGTAAGAGTAAAAGTTACTATCGTTAATGCATCAAACGTAGTTGTTGCAAGACATGAATTGATCGATAATGGTCAAGGTAAATTTATGGCTGTTCCCGGTGTAATCGCTGGTGATGGTCCTGCAGAGAATATCAACTACTTGAATGGTTCTATTACTTTCAAGCTTGGTGATCTTGTTATGACTGGTACAACAACTGGAAGTACAAGTAATCATGATGGTCTTACAGAAAACGTAACTAACTCTAGAATCGAAGCAATTGGTAAAGAGGATGTTACAGGTACTCCTACCAACACTAATGGAGCTACTAACACTCACGCAAACGATAAGAGATTTATTGCTAAAATGCAACAGTTGGGTCTTTCTACAGTACCTGACATGCTAGTTGCTGAGTACAATATCGCAGCTTTGGGTGCTTTGAAGAAAGCTACTGGCTCTGATATGGCTACATTCTTGTTCACAAAACTTCGTGAGCTTTATACAAAATGTATCAACTACAAACTCGTTAGCACACTTGAAGAAGGCTATACTGGAAACGATATGATGTCTGATCTTGACCTTAGCGTAGCTCAAATGAAAGAACAGTTCCATGATTATCGTTCAAGAGTAGACTTGTTCGACTCTTACCTTATCAACGTAGAAGCTAATCTTGCAGCTAAAGCTACAAAGAGTGTATTCGTTACAGCTTACGTTGCTGGTAACCAAGCATCTAACCAGTTTGCTAAAGGTGGTATGATTGGTAAGTGGGAACCGAATACAAAGATGACCTATATCAACGATTTGCTTGGTTGGTATAATGGTATCCCTGTACTCCGTTCTACTGACATTCAAGAAAACCCGGGCTCAAGTACAGGTACATTCTATGCTATTATCAAAACACAGGATGGTCAAATGGCTCCTTTGGCTCGTGGTATCTACATGCCTTTGACGGATACTCCTACTGTTGGTAACTACAACAACCCAACTCAGATGGCTTCTGGTATTTACTATCAGGAAGGTGTTAAATACCTTGCACCTGAATTGGTTCAGAAAGTTTCCTTCAAATATGGAATCTAATTTGAATTGATGACAGAATAAATATAAGGATTTCTAGATTAAAATGTCTAGAAATCCTTTTTTATTACTTTATTTATTATGATCGTATATTTACAAAAAGTATATGCCGGAGAATACCCTCAACAACAACCAGAAAAGAAGGAGTCTCACTGGGTTAGAAATGGTTTACTTACAACAGGTGCATTAGTTGGTGCGCATTTTGGGGCAAAAGCTGGATTGCTTGGTAGACATATGCAGAAGTTTGCCGGTAATAATCAGGCTTGGGTAGGTAATAAGCTTGGTATATATGATATAGCAAAATCAGGTGAAAAAGCCGCTACGGAAGCAGTAGCTAAAATGAATGCTGGAGTAAAAGGTAGGGGTATGAGTGATGAAATCTGGCAAAAGGCTCTTGATAATACAAAAGAGAACGGAGCTATGAAAGTTAATGGACAATACTTTAATAGTGCAAGTAAAGTTTCAGATCTTAAGAGCGCAGCTTTGTCTGAGGCTAGAAAGTCTAAAGATGTTATTAGGGTAGATAAAAATCTAGCTAAGGAAGATCACATTAGAAACATAATGGATAATCCAAATGAGATGGGTAAGTATGGCATTAATGGAGAGATGGATTATAAAGCTGCAGAAGAGGCATTTAATAAATCACAACCAGGAGCAGCATATAATACTAAATACGGATTTAATGTACAGCCTACACCTCCACCAGCACAATAAATAAAAACTCGTAAAATATGAGCAACCAAATAATTTACAGAGGATTAAAACTAGAGTCTAAGAAAGGATGTAAATATTATTCGGTTGTAGAGGGTGATTCAATAGGGTTGATAGAAGATATAAAAACATCCACAATAACACTCACTTACACACCTGGATCAACTTCCGGGGAAATAAGTGAGTTATTGGGGATTGAAAAAACTGATAATAATATAAAATTATTACCAACAAATTTACCGAAGAGATTTAGTGATGTAATTTTTTCTTTAAATTCTTTGAAATTTAAGAAATTAACATCAGATTCTCACACAATAAATTTAATTATTGTAGATGATAGTGAATCTCGTGTAGTACAGGATTATTACCAGACCACTATTGTTGTATCTAAAAAAGATGCATTGGATAGTAAATTTGTAGATTTTGTATTCTTCTCTGGTAATTTAAAATATATAACCCCAATTGGTAAGAAACCAGTTAATTGGAGCATAAGAAATTTCCCAAAAATATTAATAAAAGATACTAATGTAGATTTAACTTCTGATTCTACGGAAATATTCTATCTTAGAAGAAGGTATGATGATTATGTTATAAGGGCTATTGATTATCAGGATCAATTCGTATTAGAAATAAGAAGAATCTTGGATGATTATGGGATAGAGTTAGTAAGAATGAATAAGGAGGCTACATTAACAAAAACTTCCTATATAACATATCAATTTTCTCAAACCCCAATAAAACTGAATCACCCTTACGTAGATGATATCGATGAGAATATTTTAAGTCAGAAGATACCAGTAGACTTTACTTTACATACTACTGACATGGTAATGTTCTTTGATTTTAAAAACAAATTTAATAATGTTACCTTATTAAGTAATTTTTGTGAGTTTAAGACAACTGATAAATACGGGAATAGATGGACAGCAGCAATTAAATGGAATGGAGGTATAACAGAAGAGTTTAACCACATGTACCAACCTGATGATAACTCCAATTTTTCTTATCAGTGTCAGTTTAGGTGTGAATTATTCTTCTACGAGGTATTGGATATGAGATATAAATTTTTGGAAGATATTTCCGCAACTCTAATGAGTCAAAAGAACAACGGATTATGATTTCATTTAGACAAAAGAAAACGATAATAACGGACTTAATACCGGATGCATTGGAATTTTATGATAATGAAGGTATTAAAGTCAATAAAATATCACCTGAACAAGCTGATGCTGCATCTAAAGTTAACTCAAAGTCATTAGTCCTTGTTTCGTTTATTCTCAATGAACATGGGAATTATCAAATAAGTGTTCAGGATAAAGAATTATATAGATATACACAAAAGCTATTGAGGGATATATTCCGACTAAAAATACTAGATATTAATACCAAGAATAGAATTGTTACAGCAGAATGTGAACAAAAAGGTATTATTTATGATATATTGGAAATTTTAGGTAGGAAATATAACCTATCAGTAGTTTGTTAATGATAAAATAAGATGGCTATTTTTAGACAGAAAACATTTACGGAGTATGATGCTATGAGATCCCTTTACGTAGAACTTCAACGTAATACAAGGGACATACCATTTAGTGTAATAGATGAGCATTCATTACTCCCTGTTTTAAAAGAAAATAGTGTTGTCGTAGAAAGATTCGTAATTTCAACAGCATTTGGTCATAAAGACCGTTATCGTATGTACTTAAAAATCGGTGCTAAAGCAAAAATGCCAGACCAAGTAAGACTTCCCGGTTATACAAAAATGCATAGGGTAGGAAATCTTGGTATGACATTGGAAAATGCTGAATGGGCTGATCCAAATATAGATCAAGGGAATTACGATCAGAGATTAGGAGGTAGAAATAGATTATTCCAAAAGAATAATTCAGCACCATTTTCTAATGGAGGACTTAGAATTAAGTTATTTGGTGATGATAAATTCCACCCAGATCTCAGGGCAACATTCTCCCCGAATATAGATTTAAATTATGAAACGACTGAGTTAACAGGGGAAACATTAAAGTATGATAAAAGGGAGAGATCACTAGTATTAGAATTCCCTACGGTGCAAGATGCAGTTCGTTCATTAAAAATATTGCCGTTTGGATTAAATTATAAGGTATATTTACTTAACCTATAATGACAGTTTATTTAATAAAAGATTTTTCTACTAATCAACTACTTGGCACTACTGGAACAGCCGGTTTTATTCGTAATAGAAAATATGACGAGGATATGAACAGGCTCAGTAGATACAAAACCCAAAGGGAATTACATAATATAGGAAATTTGGGAAGAGAGATTAGAGAAATGAATAGAGAATTAAATCAAGGAAGATTAGGAAAATGGCAAGATACAGATTAAAAAGAAAAACCTTCAATATACTCAGTGAAGCAGGTGGAAGTGTCTTGGATTCTACTGGAAAAGTATTGAATAATGGCGTAGTTAGTACTGCAGCAGGTATTGCTACAGCTTCCTCTCCAATAGGTGACATGGCAGCAGATGCTTTAGGTGATCTTATGCCTGGTGGTAGATTGATTGGTAAATTTGCTGCATATAAAGCTGGAAAAGAGCTTACAAAAGGTGTTGGTCAGGGTCTTAGTGACACAGGAAAAGACTGGCAAGCTCAAGCCGCTGCAGGAATGTAATAAAAAGTAAATAAGATGGTTAAATTCGAACAAAAAGAATTTCTAGCACCCCTTGCAGCACTTAATTTAGTTGGTACAGGAGTAGGTATTGTAAGTGGGGCTAAGGGAATGATAGATTCCTCTACACAAACAGAGTTGCAGGAACAACAACTACAACAGCAAAAGATTGAGTCCTATAAACAACAAAAAGCTCAACAGGATCAGATTAATGCTACGAATAATTTAGCCAATGCCACTCAGAGTTTAGCCAATAACCCAACAGTTTCTATGCCTAAACCTGCAACAAATACAATCTCTAATATGAATATGAAGGTAGGAATGAATACTATTAAACCTATGACAAAGGCTTATAGTAAAGTCCAATTCAAGAGAAAAAGTTTTGCAGCAGGTGGTGGTATATTGAAATCTTTAAAAAACTCTTTCAACGCTCCGACTACATGGGCTGAACATGTAAAACAAACAGAAATTATGAGTAAAGATCCAATTTCTACTGTAATGAATTTGGGCGGTACTACAAGTTCTGTTATGGGTAATGTACAAGCTAGTAAAGGAATCAAAGAAATGAGGTCAAATTTAGCTAATATGAAAACTCAATCATCAAATATGTTATCTGAGTCAAATAATCTAGTAAATGACCTAAATGCTGGCGCAAATAATTTAAGAACTTACTCAGATTTAGATACACAATCTACTATAAAATTCAGACAAAAAGAGTTTGGCTTTTTAAATAATGTAGTTAGAAAGTATAATAGATCTGCGGTAGGTAAAGCAATCAATGGTCTTGGAAGTGTTGCTGCAGACATGGCTTGGGATCATAGAGGTAAAATTATAGGTAGTACTTTGGCCGGTGTTGGTATGGCTGGAATTCATTACGGAGTTAATAAAGGTATTCAAAGTAATATGAAGAGGAATGGTATTGATATGGCAGCTATACGTGATATGCAAAAAGAAGATCAACAAGCTAGTCAATATTTTCCGAACCCACAACCTCATTTACATATGTACGCTGATCCAGAAGATTTGAAAAAGGAAATTAGTAGGGATCGATTTGGAAACTATACTGGCTGGGAATATAAAAATAAAGCTGGCCAAGTAGTAAAAAGAGAGGCTATGACTGGTGGACAGTTGGCTGGTCAAATGGTAAAGGAACATGCATTTGGTCCAATGTCACTAGCTTTTTCTGGTGCATTTGAAATACCTACCGTAGTTGGTTATGCTAAAGAGAAAAATAATCTAAAAGCATTATCAGATATGGCTAGGGCTAGAAAAGGTTTAGCTCCATTACCAGTAAAAAGGGAAAGTATTCAACAACCTCAACCACAACAACCTATGCAACCCCAACAACAACCACAGCAACAGAGAATGTATGGTGCTGTAGGTCACTGGATTTCAAATACAATAAGAGGTGTTAAAAAATGGGCTACGGCTCCTGTTAAAAATACACTAGCTACTGTAGATAAAATGAGTGGTGGTGGAGGTTTAAAGGGAGTTTCAAGATTTGGGGATCGTTTAATAAATGCAGGTAAACAGAATAACAGTCAATTTCTACAAAGTGCTGGTAATTTTGTGAAGAATCACCAAAAAGCCACACTTGCAACCTCAATAGGTCTTGGATTTAAAGTTATGGGAGATACTATGCATTTAGGTGAGAATATAGTTAACAAGCCCTTGAGAGCGATTGATCCAAATGCTTTTGCATATGATGATTATAAAGAACAACAAATTCAATAATATTTTTCTCTATTCTATGTTGTTCTTATAGAGATAAGAATTAAAATTAAAATTAAAATTAAAATGACTAGTATAGAAGAGAAGATTTATTCCAAAGCATTCGAGGATGGTATTGATTATGTAGTAGAGAAAATGTTCGCTACAGTAACTGACTATGATAGATATAATACCCTTCGTAATATGACTGATGCAGACGTACTTGCTGAGGAGAAAAGAAAGAATCCGTATTCTCTTGGAAAAGCTGCTGGAACAACTGCTCTAGGTGCAACTGCGGGTGCAACTATAGGTGCCGCTACAAACCTTTTTAGACCTGGTAAATCAGTAGGTAGAGGTGCTAAAGTAGGCGGTCTTATTGGAGGTCTTGGTTCTGCTGCATATGCAATGGTTAAAAGATCAAATGGCAATAATAAAGTAGAGGAATATAACTCTAGACTAGATGATGCCAAGAGAACGGCTATGCGTAGAGAAAGACTTGACTGGTATAGAAACCAGAAAGGACGTACAGATTATACTTATTAATAAAACATAATTAAAATGGCACATGGATTCGTCCATAAATTAGTAGAAAAAGCAAAAGAAGACCCTTTAAAGGCAGTATCTGCTGTGGCTAGTACTACGGGTTTAGGACTAGCCTCAGCTAACCTCATTACTAACCGTAAGAGGGTCTCTGATGCTAATAAGAACCAACAAGAGCAGTTACGTGCTATGAATAGATTGACTAGTGCTCTTACCAATGTAAACAGTACAATGAAAGGAGAAGAAGAACCTGTGTCTAAACCAAAACCTGAAAAGGAAAGTAAAATGAAGAAATTTAGATCAAAATACTTCTCAGTGGAAAATGGCGGGTATGAAGGCGGTAAAAGAAAAACTGCTGAAATCTCTGCTGGTTGGGTAGCCGCTGGTGCTGTTGCTGGTGCCGCAGGTGGTGTTGGTGTTAGTCATCAAAGAGGTGGAGTTTCTGCGGGATTAGTAGCTATAGGTGCAGTATTAGGAGCTGGTGCCTCTGCTTTACTTCAATGGATGTATAAAGTAGTGGATAATTCTGAATTTAATGCTCCGGAATCTAGGCTATCTACAATTCACCTTATAAAAGTTATCGAATCATATTATCATAAACCAGCTACTGATGAAGAAAGAGAGGTGGAGGTTACTTCGCCAACTAGAACAGAATTTAGATCTAGTTCACATAATTACGGAGGAGGACACTACGGAGGGTATACAAATCCAGACAGTAGCTATAATACGAGTAATAGTAATTATTGGGACGATAATTACACTAACTCAAGCACAACAACAAGTGGAGGAATAACTACAAAGAAAAAAGTTACAGTACATAAGAAAGAAAGATATGTAGTCCCTTATTGCATTGACGGAAAACCTGATTCATTTACTGTTAATATTACATTGAGATTTGGTGTACTCGTTATTCTTATTTCAAACCCGGTAAGACAAGAGTTACAAATAATTAATCAAGGATTGGATGAATACTGTCATTATTTCAAAAATGCTAACTACACATCAAAGACATTGTGTAAAAATACATACTTAGTTGAATTACAAGTAGTTGGTGAAAATGATTATAGATATCTCTATTCCTTGGTCAATAAAGTTATAGCTCCGATGTTGTGGGGTGGAATTAAGGTTAATTTTGTAACGGATAATGCACTCTTATCAAAGGGGGGTGCTAAATTCAAAAGAAAAGACTTTAGCCTTAGTGATGATATGGTGAAAGGTGCTGGTATTGGAGGAGCAGCTGGAACTCTTTCTGGTATTGTCTCCAGAGCAGCAGGTAGCGGAACAGGCTTAGCTGGTACATTAATTTATACTGCAGCAGGTTCTATTATTGGGGCAGCATTAGGGGCACTTCATCATGTATTTAAGAAGGGGGTTGATAGATCAAATAGACAAGCTACTGTTGATGCTAGATTAATGAATTCTGTTGTGGATGACTTAAAAGCAACAGGATTTAAGGAAGGCATTAACTTTACAAGAGACCCCAAAACTGCAGATGACTTGAAAGTTAGAGTAAGTATTGTTATATCCAAAGTATCCGGAGAATTGAATCTTATAATTAATATGATTGCAGATGACAAATTGAAGGATTTAACAAAGGATATGATAACAAGAATACCTAATACTAGTGCAGTTACTTCTAAAATTGAGGATAAATATAATGAAATTACGATTACCTCTATATCTGATAACTCTGCTAATGCTGGGTTAATTGCCGGTATATGTAATTATTTCATAAGAAATAAATACCCAGTATATTTAGTTGAAGTGGGTTAGTTTTAAATAAAATATATTTTAAGTCAATTAATTATAAATTATGGCACAATGGAAAGAAACACTTGAACCGTATGTAAAAGTTCAAGAGAGAATAAAAAGTGTTACAATCAATCCAACTGCTGGAGAAGACCTTATAATTGGTTGTGTAGTTATTTCTGATTCAGGACCTACAACACCAACTTTGATTACTAGCCAAAAGGAGTTTATGACAACATATGCTTCTGAGGATATTTCAAAGAATTACGTAGAAGGTCTTAACCAATTCTATACAGGAGGGGATTCTACACTAGCATCTACTATTTGGTCTAACGGTTATAGACTAGCTGGATCAAATACTTTGTTGGTAAGTAGAGCATCTTCCGCTCAAGGAGTTAATTTCGTAAAACCCCTTGTATCATCAAGTACTTCCGGAGAGGTATTAGATAACTCTACATATGTTCTCCGTGATGGTGAATTGTTGAAGAGAATGCCTACCCCGTTTAAAATAGTAATAGATCAAGGCGGTATTGATTCTACAGACCCGATTAGAGACGGTTGGGCAATTAATATAGCTGGTGTAGGAGTTTTTGGAAATTTGACAGACGATAATGGTCCTCTTTATGATTATTACGTAGATAATCTTCCGGACCTTATTGACAAGTTGAATGAGACTTCTAAATTCTTCTGCCCTGATTATTCCTTCTGGAGCGGGGTTGCCGTAGCTATTGATGATGACACAACAGAGGTTCCGGAAGGTGATGGAAAATCATCTATTAGAATCGATACAAATACGACAGATAAGGCTTCAGTTAGATCAGTATTTTTGAAAGAAGTTTATTTAGCTGCTAATTTCCTAGATAAAACTGAAGAAGGATTAGAAACAGGATTTACTTATTTGATTATAGCTAACCCTGATTGGTCAGATCCAGCACAGGAAATGTATGATCTTAACAGTAAAGCATTTTCTGATTTTGATGCAGCTCCTTATTATGCAATTAACGTATTTAATTCTGCATCAGATTTGAAGGTTCGTATTCGTAGATTTAACCACGATGCTGTTGTAGCAAAAGAGTTGTCAAGTGCACAGAAATCTCAGCTCAATGGAAGTGGTCCCTCACAATATACAGTACTAACAAATGTACTAGATACCTATACAAAGAATGGTACTAAATCTCCGTCAGCTTCTGTATTGGAGAGAGATTTCTTTGAAGTAGCTATTTGGGATGCTAGTATGAATTCTGGTGAAGCTAGTTTCTTTACTGTAGGTAATATTGTTGGTAGAGGAGATATCACAACTACTGAATTAATGGATATGCTTTCTATGATTCAGTTAGAATTGCCGGAGGATTTGCATGAGTTAGGTTTGAACTATTTCGGCTATATGTCTGATGATTTATGCTGGAGAAAACTTAATGACAGTGAAGTAACTTCTGATATAGAGGAAATCCTTATTAATGATCCAGAACCAAGTAGACCAACAGAATTACCAGAACTTCCTGATACAGTAGGAGTTTATACGAGAGTTTGGAGAGGTGAAACTAAATTAACAAATCAACTCGCAACAGATGATCAAGGAAATCCTATCCTAGACAATCAGGGAAACCAAGTATTCTTAGAGGAAAAGGTCTATGAATATTACGTATCAGACTATAATGGACAAGTACAGTCTTATGCTGATGTAAAAATTAATCCACAAGAAACAGCTATATTGAGAGTTAATGATGCTGCCTTGAAGAGAGCCCTTGACTTGATTGAATTGGATGAGGTTTATACTGTAGAAGGACTTTGTGATTTAGGTAATACTGAACCTAGTTTCCAAAGTTACATGGCTAATATGGCTATTAACTCTAACTACTTCTACCCGATTTCAACAGTGAAGAGTACTAATTATATGACTATTGGTAATGCTGCTTCAAAAATTTCTCAGGATTCATACAAACTTTACCTATCTTCTCCATGGGATATCGATACTGGAACTTTAGGTTGGAAATTCTATTGTTCTAATGCAGTTCTTTATTGGGAAGCTGTATCTAGAAATAGAAGAAACAATGAAGAGTTTAGAGGTATTTTAGGACAAGTAGGAGGTATTGTTCAGTATCAGAACCCACTAACTGAATTTAACAAGAAGACTCGTCAATTGTTGTTAAGCAAAAAGATTAATACAGTTTTATGGAATGTAGCTACACAATCATGGAATATGAACGACAACTACACCAAGCAAACTGAGAATACCATAATGAATGATGATGGTAACTCCCGTCTAGGTATTCGTATATCTAAAGCAATGCCTACGCTTCTTCGCCAGTTTATTGGAAGAAAAATTACAGATAGACTTTGCAAGGATGTATGGGATTCAATAGACAGATTCTTTAAACTGACTATTCTCCCGATGGAATATACTGTGGATGCTTATCAAATATTCTGCGATTATGATGAGGAACTTGCAAGACAAAACAAGATTAAAGTTGTCATTAATGTTAGATTCTCCAGATCACTCAAATATATCAATGTCGTAGATAATTTCTTTGATGTTGGTATGGATATAAGCAGCCCTGAAGATTAATTAAATATTAAGAAAGAGTGAGGTTTTATGACCTTTACTCTTTCTTTTTTAATTTTCCATAATAATAAGATAAAAATGGATATTACATTACTTACGGATTTAAAAAATAAAGTATTCAAAGAAACTGCACTATTAGCTATAAATTCTTTAGATGAAATTTTTAGTCTGAATGATAAATTATCCGCTGATGAAATATTATTAGAAATATTCAAGAAATCTTTAAGAGAATTTGAACAAGATTTCCCATTAATTCTAGAAATGAAAGTGACTAGAGAACAGCTTTGTAGTTGTAATAAAGCTATGCCTGGTTTTGGAGAATTTAGGTCTAATTTTAAGTGTTATCTAGATGGTATTATTAGCGAAGATCAGATAATTCTTGTACCAAATTCATTACCAGAATGGAGAATAGGTGGAATGTCTTATGTATCATCCTATCCCGTACCAAATTCTTATACAGCATTTTCAGAATATAGAAGACCTTATGTATTTCTAGAGGATATGCCATGTAGTCAGCAATTTATAGTAAAGGGTTTATGCAGTAGACCAATCGTACCGGATTTTAGACCAGATAAATCATTTAACCCGAACTCTAATAAAGCGGCTATATATTGGATGAATGTAGAGGAAGGGGCTAGAGGGGATTATTTTATGAATCTTGTACTAGCAAGAGTACTGGATTATATTAGACAGTTAAAATCCTCTGTTCAAATACCTGGAATTGGAGTAGATATATTCAGTAATGTAGATAGTGCTTATCAAGAGGTTAGAGGTAGATGTGATAACTTTAAAATGGTGTCAGGTTGGTACGGAGAAATGATATACTAATGAATACATGATATATTTATTATGAAGAAATTTAAATTAAAAAATTACACGATTCCAGAAGGGCATTACACAGGACCTCAACAAGCTACTACTGATTCATGGAGTAAAGCTTTAAATGAATCAGGTTTAATTGGAGCTGGATTAGGTGGACTTACTAACTATGTGACTGATGAGGATTCAGGAAAATCAACAGTTCAAAAAGTAATAGAAGGAGCAGGTAAGGGCTATCTTTACGGCCTTGTGTCTGGTGCTGCTTTAAAAGGACTTACGGAATATATACACAGTCCATTAAAAGATATAGATTTTCAAAGATTGGATAAAAATATTAGAGCTCAATTTGGCTCATTTAAAATTCCTTTCTTACAAAAACAAGTGGATTTAGAGGAGGATAATCCGAGAAGATTAAAGGATAAAATTACATATAATAGTAGAAATATTACTGATTATAAACTTAATTTCGGTATAAGAAGAAACCAAATAGTAATGTATACGTTTGGGGTCTCTAATGATGAATTAGATAAGCTTTCTCAAATACTGGATGATATGGTTATGAATCAGCCTAATATGAATTACCACTCTTCCTTAATTAATAAATCCCAAAATTCCTATGCTGTTGCTATAACCTTTACGGCATATGAAATAGCTGCTAAATATATTGTAGCTGCTGCAGATGTTGTATCCGGTAAAGTAAATTTAATGGATAAAGATTATTTAATATCAAAGAGGGTAAATGAATTTAATGTAGATAAGCTAGAAGACCCAGATGTAAAGCAGGGAATTGATACAGAATCAAGATCAATAACAGAGAAATTTGATGATTCAGAAAAAACATTCTCATTAACAGGAGATGAAAAATACTCTGCTATTGAATTCTTGAGGAATGACGGGGTTCAATCTATAGTGGATATAACAAAATCCATAAAGACAAAGAAAATGGGGTCTACAGCATCAAACCATTTAATCAGACTCATTAACCACGCAGTAAACAGAACAATAGAAAAAGGAAAAATAAAAGTCGGAATGCCAGTAAAAAGGGAAGAACTTAATACTGGATATTTAGTAGATTTATTGAAAAAACTTCATTACGTAAAAGGATTTAATTTCACAGAAGATAAAGCAAATGGAGGGTGTAATCTTTCTCTTGTGAGCGGTATATTAGTAGTGACTGTGGATAAAGGAGATAAATCTGAACTAGTTGATAAGGAATTTTACAGCAATGGAAAGGATAGAATAAGAAGGGCTGAAATAGATTCAGTAGTATCTTATGTTTATTCAGTAAGCAGTAAAAGTGATCTAGAATTCCTTTTGAAAAAATTGTTCTCGACTAAATTAAAAATTAACGTAATACCGTAAATAATATGATAATTTACACATCAAAGTATTTCTCTAAAAACCCAGTTGAAGTAATAGCAGATGAAGTAGAGGATGCAGGTATTGAAGATTTTGAAGTAAGCCCGAAGATTTCAAAAACAAACATAACCATAACAGCAGATCCAGGTAATTTGAGAGTATATATTCCACCGAGAAGAATGTACGATCAATATACCATAGAAAGCTTTATAAGGATGTATGATCCAACTAATAGAGCCAGTATGGAGAAAGAAGATGGATATGTTATTATGACATTTCCTAGACCTATTAAAATGAAAACCTATATAGGATTAGTAGAGGAGATTATAGAAATCAACGGATTTTGTACAATATTAATGGAGTAAGATATGGCAGAGAATATGGCTTCTAAATTATTAGATACAGCCAATAAATTATATAAAGTAGGTTTAAAAAATATAAAACTACAAGTGGATATGCTCGGGACTGACTTTGTAGTTTTAAGACCTAAAGATAATTCTAAGTGGAAGAATGTTTTTGGAGGAGCATATTCTTCTGACAATACACTAGAGAACGATTATGAACAGTTTAATACGAGATTAATCGTAAATATGAGTGATATGAAAGATGTTTGGAATAGAAATCAGTCCCAACTCCAAGCATTTACTAACGACGGTTCTTTGGAAGTAGGCGATGAATTGCAATATACAAGAGAAAAAAGAACATATCGATTTAAAGTAATTAGCAAACAAGCCTTTTCTGAAGTAGCGGATGTTTGGTTTACTTACGTACTATCAAGCATTGTTGAAACATTAACAGAATAATATGGAAACCTTGGAAAATAATATTCTTGGAACAAATAAAATACCAGGAAGCGAAAAATTTACTAGACCCGAGGAAATAAAAGCACTCTCCAAATACCTAGGTAATATTCGTAAGGTTCAAAATAATCATACGAAATTAGGTGAGGAGAGTTTAGCTTTATACGGGAGAAATACAGGTAAATTAGTTGATATAAAAAATTTAGAAGATCATCAATTTCTAGATAAAATCTCCGACAATAATCAACCGGAATTAGTAAAAGATGCTAGACCAATTTTAAATAATGAAGGAGATGACGTAATTGATTTACTTCAAAAGAAAATAGAACTTGTTGAATCTGAAAACGAAAGGGGTAAAATAGACAAATTAAGTGATAAAGTAGAAAAAATATCTGATACATTGGATATTGAAAACTTACCAACTAAAACTGTTGAATTATCCCCTGATGAAGCCCCTGAGAATTGGACTGAGAAATTATTAAAAGATGTAATAAAACTCCAGGGGAATAAAGATATAACAGATCTACCTACAAATAAAGTAGAACTGGATACGCCTAATAAAACTATTCCACTTTCAGAAAAGAAAGAGGAATTAGGCGTAGATAATGAGATTCAGTCACTAAGACCTCATCAAAAATTAGAAGAATTAAAGGATAATAGAACAACTTCTCTATCAAATAAAAGAGAAAATTTAGTAGATAATAGGGAAATTGAACTGGATTCTACGGTAGATAATCTGAATGTTAGGGAAAATATTGAATTATCTGAATATCAAGATAAAATTTCCGATGATAGATTTATAGAACTTGACAATAAAAGGGAAGATATTGACGTAAATGAGGATATTTCTCTATCAAATCACGTAGAATCTATTGAAGTTACTGATATAAATTCTTTACCAGAAAATAAACTAGAACTTGGGGTAAGTGAGAATATATCATTATCAGATTATTCAGAAAAATTAAATATTAAAGAAGATCCTGAATTATCAGATCACATAGAAACTATAGAAGACAAGAGGAATACATCTCTTTCTGATTACCGAGAGAGGATTGAGGTTTCTGACATTGATTCTCTCTCGAATAAAAAGGTTGATATTGAGGATGATAGAGAAATAAAATTATCTAAGGAAAAGTTAGATATTAGGAAAGAAGATAAGGTAGAAAAACTACCAAATGATAACATTAATTTACTGGATAATCACGGTTCAGATGCTAATAAATTATCTGATTTTAAGGAAGAATTAAAGGATAGTACGACAAAGTCCCTGGAAGAGTTATCAGATAAAAGACTAGACATCTCAGATAATCGAGAGGTTGAGTTGAATAAGGGAAATATATCTCCAGAAGAAAAACCTACACAAGAAGTAGAACTAAGTGAAGAACAGGTACAGATTTTGGAAGGTAAAAATAGAGAACCTTCTGAACTAGTAGATGGAAAGGTTAAGCTCAATGTAGAGGATTTAATAGATAATTTACCAGGGGAGGAATCTAAGGAAAATATAGAGGATAATTCAGAAGTAAGTGAATTAAGTCAGTTTGTTGATTCTCTTAATGTCACCCGTACTTTTCAACCTTTGACTCATCACACAGAAATGTTGGATGTTAAAGAGAAAGTTGATAAGCTAGAGGATGGAATGTACGTAATAGACAACGATACAAGACCTCCTATTGGTAGTCTTCCTGATAAATCCCTAAAAGTAAAGCCAGATGAAAATAAAAGTATTATCAGGGGACAGTATGAAAGTTACATAGAGGATGACTCCTTTAATAAAGCTGTTAATGAGATTTTACAGTCAAAGGATCTAGATAATACAGGACTATTTAATCGAGTAATGAAACTACTTCAGGATATAAAGAAGGATAGTACTGCAGCTATAGGGTCAAAGGAATGGGTAGAGAAAACAGAAGCACTAATATCATCTTATTTTAATACGGATAATAAGGAATTTTTGGATGTAGATAAAGATGATTTTGTTAATAGCTGGATTAACTATATTACTGTAAATATACCTGAAAATGATAAACGTCAATTTGATCCTTTAAAATCAGAAGTCCAAGCCGTAAGTAATAATGGAGATAGCGCGTTCGATAGCTTTTTTTCTTTTCTATTAAAGGCTAATTCTGTAAATGAGTTATCCCAGTTATTGAATTTGTATAAGTCTAAGGTAGCTAATTTAAAAGTTCCAGAAATAGATAATTTTAAGGATAAAGAAATTATACCGGATACAATACAAGCTTTACAGGAATTAATTAAGGAAAGAGGTGGGAAAGCTGATATTACTACACCACAAAATAATAATACTTTTGATAGTAATAAATATATTCTGACTTCTTTGGATGGTTCTCAGGAATTTGACTTTATTGGAGCTTTAATAAATACAAGTGATCTAGAGACCTTTAAACAAATTCTTACTTCACATAATACAAAAGATAATGGATTTAAACAGAAATTAAGTATTAAAAATATAAGTTACAACAACTATAATTGGGTTGAAAACCTTACACACACATTATTCTACCATAGGAGAGGTGAAATAGCTCCTGAAACCTGGAAAATGTTAGGTCAGAAGTATGGTATTTATGATAATTATGATAAAAATTCCAAACGTCCATCCCATAATGTAAGAGATGTTAATGGTAATTGGGAACAAAGTGACTCAGATCCATTAACAGATGAAGCAGGAAATGTAGACTTAGGTAAATTTAATAGTCATAAAGTGATTGAACTAAGAGGAGAATATAAATTACCTGAAAATGCTACGTGGGGAAATTTGAAAAAGAACTTTATCAATGAAGATGGTGGAGTTAATGTATTTGGTGTGGCTAGTCTTTTATCAAATCCGGGGGCAAGTCTTAATCTTAACAAATACCTGAGATGGACTGCAGAAAAATTAACCGATGCTGTTTATGGTTTATATACTAGAAACTTAGAAACATCTAATAAGAAGGCTGATAAAATCAGTAATAAACACGTTAGAAGTAGTGTAAAGGGATTTGGAAAATTAACCGGCTCTGCTATAACTCAATTTACAGGAATTCCAACTAACAAAAGAAGGATGTTAGAGGAAACCCTTGGTATGCTCGTTTATTTGAGGGATTTATTAGAACGTTCAACAGGAGCAAATAGGGATAGATTACCAGGTAGTAGTTTATTTAGTCAATTCTCTGCAGCTGCCTTAAATAGAGGTACAAAAGGTATAGGTGATAGGCTTCTAAGTATGGCCAAATCTGCTATATCAGGTGGTAATAGTAAAGGATATGGTACAAGGAATAGACCCCATGTTGTAAGTGATGCTAAATTTGGATTATCTAGTATATTTGGTTCTAAATCAGGTAATTCAGGGCCAAGTTCGTATAATACAGAAACTGTTGCCTTTGAGGATAATAGAAGGGGTAAATCACTAGAGTCCTGGAAAAATATAGAAAATAAGTTCATGAAGGCTAATTTTGGGTATACTCCAGGGATAGTGACATTAAATAGTAGATTTGCATTACCAGGAATAAAAACTACATTAAAGGAATTAGCTGGTTATGATGTGGCTGAGAAAAAACCAGTAGAATCTTTGGAAAAATTAAAGGAGATACTGATTAATGCTCCGAATATAACAACTCCAAATAAATTTAGTGCATGTAGGTATGGTTATAGAGCCCAATCCCTATCTAGTAATTCTTTTTGGGAAATAAAACTAGAACCTTTTGTTCATAATAACATGAATGGTGGATTTAGTTATTTACCTTCTATACGAGAGATTAACGTAGCTAACCTTCGAAATCATGGTATATACACTGGATACAATGAATGGTTACCTATAACTAACTTTGAGTTCGATAGGTCAAAATTAGCTACAAAATCACTAGGTATTTACGAAGGTGAAATAGTATATCCTACCGGTTGTGAATTTTTAAATGAACTTTCAATAACAATGATTAACGACTCTTTAAAGTCTTGGTCAGGTTATTGGAGGAAAGTTATGGAAGTAGCTACACATAATTCAGAACCACATCCAGCATCTTTTTACCAAGACCCGTACCCAATTCCTACTGCTATAGATCTTTCAGCTCCAGTTATAGCTCTTTATAAAAACGTTACGTGGAGATGTAGAATTTATATTCTAACCCCACAATATAGCACTGTTAGAAAGTTTGATTTATTAGTAGTTTTGAAGGATTATACAGAGTCTTATGTAGGAGAAATAGACTCTCCAGGTGGAGATATTCAATTGAGGTTTAGTGTAGTAGGGGAAAATCCTCCGGAAGAAACACCTTTAATGTCTGCAGATATAAAAGGGGAAACTAAAACTAATATAAAACAGACTACATCGATTTCTACAAATGATAAAGTGGAAGAAGGTGGAGGTAGCGGTAAGACAAAAGATCAAAGTGAAAAGAGTAAGGAAGAAGGGGAGAAAACACCAAAAACAGACCCAGATCCCACACCAAAAGACCCACCAGAGGATCAAGAAAAGCCTGGAGATAATGGGGAAGTACCAAAGGATCCTCCATCAGATAGAACCACAAATAAAACAACTACTAATACCAAAGGCAAAACTTCTGGCACAGGTAACTGTTATTATGCGATCATTCACATGGCGGATGATTCTTATTACATTGAAAAAAGACCTGGTGACCCAAATAAAGACCCAGACGCATTAATGTTCACGTTTGATAAAGATTTGTCAGGAAAGCATATGCCAATCTATAATGCATATACAAACTCTGCCTGGGATAATTCTCCAACTAACGGCCCAAGAACTACTGATTGGAGTAAGTATTTTGATCAGAAGTGGTTTGATAATGCAAAGGATGAAGAGTTAAGGAATAAGACAAGGGATTATTTGTGGGAAATTTCAAACAGGAGACACACGTCTAATAAAGAATACCGAAATTAGTTATGTATATAAAATTAGGGAAAACTTATATAAACTACAATACTCAGGAAACGCTTAATAAATATACGATAATAGGGCAGATAATTAACACACCTATTTCTTACGAATCCCCTGCATTAGTAAATACAAGTAAAGAATTAAATATTTGGTTTTCTAATAATTTTAAAGAAAGGGATTATTTTCTTGAGTTATTAAAGAATGATGTTACCCTATATTTATACAAACCTATGAGTGATGTCCTAGTAAATATGAATGGAGATGTTGAGTTTATTAACTACGATAATTGGGAGGTATTAAATATCTTCGATGGTGAAGTTAATGACATCACCATCTCTATTTTCTATGTTATGAAAACACTGGAAAAAGGTGGAACGTATAAATATAGAGTATTAAATTCAGAAAAGACAGAATATAACTACTATATCTGGGTTAACGGTAGTTGGGTTTTAACAACAAGTACTGAGAAAAAATGTTTAAATGAGAACTGTTCATTTAATGAAAAAGATCTAGATGACATATCAAAAATACTAGAATCAGATCAATTTAAGATTCCAACAGCAAAAGATCCAGAAGATTTTTGGATTTGGCAGAATGAAAAGTTTGTTGTAACCTCTCAACTTCCACAAAATCTAGAAAATTTCTCAGAATCTCTTAACAATAGAGATACGTTAGCTATAACTAACTCTACAGTTATCCCATATACACACCCAGAATTCACAAAAATAGATAAATTAGGGGTTTATTCTGATACGTTTGTAGAATTAGAATCAGACTCAATAAATTTAGATAGAATTAATGAAGGGAAGGATACATTAGCTTTCTATATCAAAAATACATACACACAATACGAGTATAATGGTATGTATTTTGTTATAATAGATCCAAATACTCGAAAAAATCATTTATTCTATAACGGTGATTTAAGCTTAGTCCCCGAGGAGATTCAAGATTTTTGTGAAATAGATGGAACAAGCCAACTATATCCAAGAAATGTTAAAGTTCAGGATTTTATTATAGAGTTAAGGGCAAGGTTCGTCGGGCTAGGTTATGTTGTGGAAGATATAGGTGAGTTTGAATTTAGAGCTTATTCAAGTAAGCCTGTAAAAGTAACCTATTTTAATAACTTACCTGGACTTATTTATAGGCCAGAAATAAAAAAATCCTATAACATTATCTCCAAAAAAGCTATAGATGAGGGAAGTAATGTAATAGAATTTTGGAGTAAGACTATAGGAGGAGTAGATCATGACGAAGATCGAATAAAAGTAAATATAGAAAAAGTAGAAATAGAGGAAGATAATTCAACAGGAATAGATATCGACCCCTATTATAGAATTACTATATCTAAATACGATTATTCTGAGACTTTTGAAGCACCTACGAGATCTGTAGAGGATAATACAGTAGAAAGGTTAGATTATGTTATATCTAAAAAATCCAAACTAGTTTATTGTAGTATAAAACAACCTGGAAAAACGATAAAAGAGGGTGATTATGTTTTAAGAGGAGGAATTGATGAAACTAAAAAAGTTGAATGGAATGAAACCTCTTGGAAAAAATCATTATCTATTTTATTTAATGGACAAGTAGATCCTGTATATCCAGATTTCTTCTTGATTGAAAATATAAATAAATACGGAAATAATGTAAATATAACAGACAAATATTATACGTATTACGGGAAGATGTTGGAATATGCAAAGGAGTTTAATTGTCAGTTTCTAATCCAAAATAATGATACAAGTATAGATTCTAATATATGCTTGTTGTATTATGAAGATTTTGACCCAAATACTCCAGAAGGTATTGCTAAAATAAATCAGGGAATTATACCAGCTACAACATTATTAAAAGCATTTAGGTATTATAAAGATCATCAGGAAGAAAGTATGGATAATAATTGCTACTATACCGTAATCTCTGACGTAGATGGAAGTACTATGTATTATATCAACGAAAGGGAAATTACGGAGGAACAACAATTAGACACAGACCCAGAACTTATTCGATATACTTTACTAACAACTTCTGGTAATGACTTTATCTTCAATTATACTAAAGATACAGAAAATAGGCTAGTTTATTTCTATAAATCTATGCTGGTTGATGGTTATTATAGGCCTGGATATTATTTATTTTTAAACGGTATTTTATCTAATAAATTTTCCATTTCAACCAATAGAATAATATACCAAGATCCAGTAGAGAATGATGAAGATGTATATGCAGAATCCGAAACTAAATTATTTTTAGAGAATTATAAGTCAAATTATATGATTAATAATAATTTAGTTTATTTTTATAAAGAATACCAAAACGGTAAAAATCCAAAACCTACTACATCGATCTTATTGAGATTTATAGCAGGAAAAATACAAAGAGAATTACAAAAAAATAGATGGAAATATCTAGGGGAGAAGAATATGAGTAAGATTCAAGATAATATTGAATCTATATTAAACAAAATTCAAGAAAGCTATAAAATAGTTAATTACCTAGAATTAATAAAATTTATTCCTGATATGTCTAAAAATAAGCTTGATATTGAGATGAATGTACATATGGATGATCTTGTCGATAAAGATATAACACTCGACGTTACAATAGATTATAGTGATTTTACAAATTAATTAATAACTTATAAATGGCAACAAAAGTATCCGATTTAGTTAGAAGCAGCGGAGGCTATATGAATTTTATTGATTATACAAATACATATAGAGACGATAATAAAGAATTCCTTAGAGGGGATATGTGGGAATTTTCTTTCATTAATCCTCCGAAGATTGTTTATTATCCAGGTGATGCTGTTTTTAAAGCAAGACTAAATACCGTTAACGTTTCCACAGACTCTAGTGTAAACGGTTTTGAAAAGAGAATGAGAGGTAATTACGTTATCTTCCAGAAAACAGGTCAAAGTACTTCTGGTTCTTTGACATTGAGTTTTGTTGATAAGGAAGATCAAGCTATCTCTTATTTTGTAGATGATTGGAAACAGAAGATTTCAGACAGGGATACTAAGTATTCATTCCGTAAAGATGACTTAGTAGCTGATTGTAAGATGGTATTAACCAACTCTTCTCGTATTCCTGTTAGAACACTTACTTTCTATAACTGCATTATACAAGATGCACCCCTTGATGAAAGTGGTGTAGATGCAGATGGTAGTGATAGATCTGATGTTCAACTATCTATGAACTTTGAACACTATGAAAGAGAATTTAACAATCTCTAGGGAAAAAGTAATGGGAATTCGGGGATTGACCCTGATTTCCCTTTTTTATTTAAAAATTAAATTATATTTATATTATGGACATTTCAACAACAAGTTTACCAAGTGGGGGATATGGTTATAAATTCCCTACAGTTTCTGTAAGTCCTATGTCATTCTTGCAGATAACACAATATTTAGAAAATTTACCCTCAGATCCACTAGACAAATATTTATATGATATAAATAATCTAGTAAAAGAGGATCCAAAAATATCTGACTGTTATGTAATGGATGTAGATTTCCTTATCTTTTATAAAAAATTAATAACAGTCAGTGCGGATATGTCTTATAAATTGAAAATAACCTGTCCTGATTGTGGTCATGTTATAGAAAAGACGATTACGCTTAATTCAGATATACATTTTAAACAAATAGATCAAACTATAATGAATGGTGCTGTAATTGAACTTAACGGTCATAAATATGATGTAGTAGTACCAACGTTGAGGAATTTTAAGAATGTATTTGATCTTTATTTGAGGTATAAGAAAATATCTGACCTAAAAATGATTAAAACTATCGCTATGATTGGAGACTTCAATCTTAACGGTAATCAAATAGAAAATGATGTATTAGGTGCAACTCATGAGGATATAACTCTCTTATTAGCTTTAAGAGAATTATATTATGATAGAGTAGAACCTATTGATATATACTGCCCAAATTGTAATAGTGTTGAGGATGACGGTAATGGGGGAAAAAGGAGGAAGAATTTGGCAGTAAGAGTAGACTCTCTTATTGTCGACTTTTTTCGAGAACTTTGTAACAATTCCCCAATTGATGCATCTAAAATTTTATTTAAATAAGTTTTTAAAAGCTGATGGAATTGAAAACTATACCCTCGATACATTACTAAAATTAAAAGAAGCTTATGGAGAATTTATTGAGGATTCAGACGGAGGAGACCCCGATTTCCCGTTGGTTAACTTTAATACAAAAGGTAAAAAGATTAAAGGTAAGAATATTCATCAAGTTCTCGGAGATGAGGACGGTACTTCTGATGTTATGGTAGATAGATTTGGGCAGACCATAGATAGCGATAAACAAGCTAAAGAAGACCGAGAATACTTAGAAAAAGTAAAACGAGAGGTTAGCTAAATCAATATAAAATGGCAGCAGAAAAAAGCATAAGTGCTAAAACAGAAGAAGTTTACGAAAGAAGGAATGAGAAAGGCAAAGAAATGAAGAACTATCAAGATGCTGAAAAGCAACTTCTAGCTATTCAAGCCGCTCAACAGGCTAATTTAAGGGCTGGGAAAATAAATAACCTAGCCCAATTTCGTAATACACAGAATTTAATTGGAGCTGGAAATGTCTTACAACAAACAAAGCCCCAACAACAAACACAACAAGTAGCAGTAAATCCACAAACTCAACAAATATTACAAAGATATGGTGCTGGAAAACCTGGAACTGTTACTAAAAGGGTACAATCTAGACAGGAAACTGCCCAGAATGTAACTATAAATAATAACACCACAAATACAACTCACAACCAAATAAATGCAGCACCCCCACAACAGCAAGTAATTAGACCACAAAGGGATAATAGTAATGAAAAATTTAAATTGTGGTTAAATAATACACTAGCTAGACAACAAGAGGATTATGCAAGAAGAGAGAAAGAGTATGATAAAAGAGAATCTTCCTTAGAAAGAGATTCTAATAAAATGCTGAGAAAATTAGGAGAGTTTAGTAAAGATATTATGGAAAAAATGGACCCGAGAAGAATAGGGTCTACAGCAACAAGTCAAATAAAATCTTTACTATTTATTTTCGGTTTTCAATATCTCGCTTCAAACTGGGTAAAAATATTAAAAACAGTATCCAGTATAGAAAACTCCTTCAAAAGAGGATTGGCTTATTTCGGACTTTATAACTTAAAAACTCATCAATTTGAATTCAGTCCTGGAAAGAGTCAATTAGCTTATGATATTTCTGGATTATTCTCTGGTAAATTCCTTCCATCTCCGTTAATGGTTTCTAGAGGAGGTGGAGGTAGAAATGCACCTCAAATCGGCGGAGAAGGTGGTATATTTTCTGATTTAAGAAAAATTCTACTAGGTAATATTGATACAGGAGGTAAAGATAAAGGCTTAGTAGAATTAATAAAGGAATTCTTCGTCAATCAAGGAAGGAAGAGAATGGCTGCCGCTAAAATGGTAGAAAAGCCAGAATTTAGTCTTGGAAATATAGAAGGAACATTAAGCAATATAGGAGACTATTTAGGTCAATTATTGGGAATATTCTTAGGGGATCCAGACGAAGCTGTTAGAGGTATGATAAAATCCAAGATAAATATTTCAGCAGCTAAAAAGGCATGGAGCTTTACTGATACAAAAACAGGAGAAAAATTTGATGAGGTAGATAGAGGCGGTAGAAAATATAAGGATGTAAAACAAGGTATTGCTGCTTATTTCCAAGGTGAGGATAGCCAGAGAGGTCTTTCATTAGGTGCTCTTGATAAGAAAGGAAATTTAAGACATACAGACGCTGAAGGTTCTCTTTCACAAAGTTCTGACCTTGTTCTTGTACATGAGGATGCAGTAAATGGCAAAAGAATAGATACAGAACGATATGCAGCAGGTATGGAACAACTGCTAGAAGATGCCAGAGCTAATGGTGGTAAAACTGCCGTTATGGATGACTTCTTAAAGGCATATCTTGATGAATCTGAAATACAAGAACTAGAAAAGCAGGGTAAATTAAAGAGACGTGTTAAATATGACTATGCTATACGAGATGTAGATGTTCAAGATGATAATGACTACTACGGACATATAGGCAAAGAACAAGAACAGGAATTACAGGATTACTTAAATAGTGGAATTGCAGGAGATAGTACAGAGACAGTAACCCGTACACTAAATACTATCTTCCCAGGATTAGGTAGTACAGCAGATTTTATTGCTAGGGTAATAAAAGGAACCTATAATGGTGAAAAAGAACTTGAATCTGCCTGGAAGACGGTAAAAGATACAGGTAGTGCTCTGAAAATATTAAAATATGCTATTCCCTTTTGTGGTAGTGCTTTATTAGCTTTAGATGCATGGGATAAACTATTCGGTAAAGATCCTAATAAGCCTGGTTATGGTACAGAAAAAAGAAAAGTACTTCTCTCAAGGGAACAACAAAGAAGTGGTGATGTAATTCTAGCAAAAAGTGAATTCGTAAATGAAATTACAGAAGATGTTTTGAATTATATTAACGCAAAAGGGGGAATAACACGTAAAATAGATACCTCAGATACAAAATATAATGAACAGGTACAGGAATCTTTGGCTAGAAAATATGCTAAGAATAATAAGACATATTCAAACGGAGAAACAGATAAAACTTTCACTACATTAGATGGAAAAAAGAAAACAGTTCATTTAAGTGCAGAGGAAGCATCTGTACTAGCAAATACTGGATATTATATTGGTGCCGATAAGGACTATGCTCAATTTATAAATGAGAAAGGGTATAGAGATGAGAGAGATAAAGGAAATCTTGATTTTGAGCGGAGGGCATTTAAGAACGATCATGATACCAGTACTCAAGTTACGGGTATAAATGAGGAAGCTTATAACGAAACCTTTGATGACCTATCTAAAATGATAGGAAATGATACATCCCTTAGAGATTTTATAACTAAATACAAACCAAACAGCAAATACAGTAATTTAGCACTCAGTTTTGATTTTGATAATACAGTGTCTGGACTTGGTTCAACTCACGGGCAGAAAGGTCTTAGTAATAAAGCAACTGTTACCTATAAGGATGGAAAAGTATATGACCTCCGAGATGTATTCAGTAACTTAAAGAATGCCAGTCCAGAGAAATTAAAAGAGATTTATCAATACTTAACTGAAAGTGATTTTAATGCTGGAAACGATGTTATTTCTGCTCTTTCTGAAAATGCTGCAGTTAAAAAACATTGGACAAATTTATTTGCAAGTGTTTATGGAAGGGGTCTTGTAGATGAGCTCGATAGTAAGCCTAAGATAGTTAATATTAATTTTGACGAATTATTAAAAGATCCAGATGGATACGGTCAAAAAATAATAAAGAGTATCCAGGAATCGTTACCGGATAACCCACAAGGTGAATATGGAAAAATAAGCGATCTAGAGTATCAAGCTAAAATGATAAGATACGAAAAATTAATAGCTCAAAAGACAGAGGCTATTAAGCATGTAATGAATTTAGTATCTTATTTTAAAGCTTACTTGAATAATGCAGATAAACTTGTAGGTGAGAAGAGAAAAGCTAAGTATCTAGAAGAACTCTCAAAACTAATGAATAGTAGGGTCAATGCAGAAGCCGTAAAAGCTCAAGATCTTCATATGGCTGAAGAGTATACTAACAATGACTATAAAAGAACTGTAGCCGCTTCAGATAATAATATGTTGCGTA